CGTCCGAGTTGGCCGCTGAGCTCATGGTCAACGAGATCGTGACGGTCGAGCCGATGGAGGACGAGGAAGACCTCATCGGCATCATCGTTAACCTCCGGGATTACAACATCGGCGCGGACAAGGGCGGCGAGACGACGTTCTTCGACGACTTCGACATCGACTACAACCAGCTCAAGTACCTGATCGAGACCCGACTTTCCGGCGCCCTCACCAAGATCAAGTCGGCGCTGGTCATCAAGTCGGTTGCGGCGGGTGCGGCTCTGGTGAACCCGATCACCGAACCGACCTTCGTCGAGTTGACCGGCGTGGTCACCATCCCGACCCAGACCGGCGTTACCTACAAGAACGCCGACACCAGCGCGACGCTCTCCGCGGGCGCTCAGGCCGCTCTCGACCCGGGTGACACGCTCAATGTTATCGCGGTTCCGGCATCGGCCAGCTACTACTTCCTCACCAACGCCGAAGACGAGTGGTCGTTCACGCGTCCGGCTGCCTAATAGGCGGTAATCACCATGGCAAGGTTCTACGGCGCAATCGGATACGGCGAGTCGGTGGAAGTCCGGCCGGGTGTTTTCGTTGATTCGATAACCGAGATTTCATATTACGGAGACGTTCAACGAAACACTAGGCGTTGGGACGAGGCGGAGAAAGTTAACAACGATATTTCCGTCAAAAACGCCATCAGCATCGTCGCGGATGCCTACGCCAACGAACATTTCTTTGCCATTCGCTATGTCGTGTGGCAGGGAGCCAAATGGACGGTTGACAGTGTCGAAGTCCAGGCTCCCCGCCTCCTCTTGAGGTTGGGAGGTGTCTACAATGGACCGACAGCCCCAGCTCCATGATATTCTCGTGGAGTTGATAGGCGAGGATGGTCACGTATATTTCCAACCTCCGGCTAGTCTGGCAATGGAATACCCGTGTATTCGATACGAAAGATCGACTGCACGATCCGCGTTCGCTGGCAATAAGCCTTATCGCTACACCGAGAAGTACACGTTGACTGTAATCGCCCAGGATCCGAATAGCGATATTCGACTCAAGGTTGCGGCGTTGGAGATGTGTATCCACAACCGGTGGTTTGCGGTGGCACAACTGAATCACGACGTCTTCGAACTTTACTTCTGAGGAGAACTGAAGTGACTGCTTTGACCTGGGACCAGGCCGGCACTCGTCTCTTTGAGACGGGCGTCGATCACGGGGTCCTCTACATTCCGAACAGCTCCGGCGTGTATGACAACGGCGTCGCGTGGATGGGTCTTACGACCGTCACCGAGTCGCCTTCTGGCGGAGAAGCCAACCCGCAGTACGCCGACAACATCAAGTACCTCAACCTCTACTCGCTCGAAGAGCTTGAGGGCACCATCGAAGCCTTCACCTACCCCGACGAGTTCGGTGAGTGCGACGGCACCTCGTCTCCGGAACCTGGCGTGAGCATCGGTCAGCAGGTGAGGAAGACCTTCGGTCTGTCCTATCGGACTCGAGTCGGCAACGATCTCGATCCCGAGGCCGGCTTCAAACTGCATCTGATCTATGGAGCGACCGCATCTCCTTCGGAGAAGGCCTACGCCACCGTCAACGACTCGCCCGAGGCGATCAATTTCAGCTGGGACTTCTACACGGTTCCCGCTGTCATCGACGGCTACAAGCCGACCTCGAGCATCGTGATCGACTCGACGAAGGTCGACGCCGACGCGCTGTCGGATCTGATGGACGCTCTCTACGGCACCGTCAGTGACGATCCTCGCCTGCCCACGCCTGACGAGGTTCTCGCGTTCTTCGCCGGCACAGTGGTCGAGGTCACGCCCACGGCGCCCACTTACGACTCGGGGACCGATCTGGTCACTATCCCGGCCGTTACGGGCGTCATCTACCTGCTCAACGGCGTGGTCCGTGCGGCAGGCACTTGGCCGATCACCGCCAACTCCGTGGCCAAGGCCGTTCCGGCCGCCGGCTACAAGTTCCCGGCGACGGCACAAGACCAGTGGTGGTTCACCTTCGCTTAACAAACCGGTCAACAGAGAAAGGAGGCCAGAGAATGCTTACTATAAAGGTTTCTTTGACGGAACTATTCGACGAAGAAAAGCAAGAGTTTGTCGAAGGAGTAACTTTCGACTTGAAACTGGAGCATTCTCTGGTCTCACTGTCAAAATGGGAGTCAAATTTCGAGAAGCCGTTCTTGAAGACAAACAAGACTTCAGATCAAACGCTTTGGTATGTCCAAGCGATGACTCTCAATGACGAAGTTCCTCCGGAAGTTTTCTCCAAATTCTCGAAAGAGAACTATGACGCAGTCAATGCTTACATTAACGCGCAAATGACTGCCACTATCATCACTCAACCCCAAGGTCAACGTCCTCCGAGTCGAGAAGTAATTACGGCGGAGATCATTTATCATTGGATGATCACGTTAAACATTCCGTTTGAGTGTCAGTATTGGCATCTCAACCGTCTTCTCACTCTGATACAAGTCTGCAACATCAAGAGTTCAACTCCAAAGAAGATGGGCAAACGCGACGCCATGGCTCAGCAAAGAGCTCTCAATGCCCAACGCAAAGCTTCAATGGGGACTAGGGGATAGGAGGTGACAGAATGAGCAAACTCACTTGGGACGATCAAGGAGAACGATTCTTTGAGATGGGAGTAGACAGAGGAGTTCTTTATGTCGACTCCGATCCAGGTGTTGCGTGGATGGGTCTCATCTCTGTTACTGAAAACGTCACTGGAGGAGAGCCTCGTCCGTATTATCTAGATGGGGAGAAGTATCTCAATCTCCTTACCGCTGAAGAGTTCGAAGCGACGATCGAAACTCTCTCTGTTCCAGAAGAATTCGGAGTATGCGATGGAGCAGTCAGCATACACAACGGGCTTTACGCCACTCAGCAACCAAGAAAGTCTTTCGGGTTGTGTTATCGAACTCGAGTCGGAAACGACGTTGCTGGGTCGGATTACGCCTATAAACTCCACCTTGTTTACAACGCACTTGCGTCGCCGACGCAGAGAAGCTACGCGTCGATTGGTGGTTCTCCGGAGCCTACGAAGCTCAGTTGGGCTTTAAGCACCAAACCGCCAGGAATTACGGGTTTTCGACCTACAGCGCATTTGGTGATCGACTCTAGGAGTTCAGATCCCGGCGTTCTTTCTGATGTCGAAGATCTTCTGTATGGGACGGTGTCGACCGACCCCTCTCTTCCAACTCCAGACGAACTTATTGCGATATTTGCTCCCTGAGAAAAAGGAGGTGACTGAAATGACTAAGTTAACGTGGGATGGCGATCGAGAATACCATCAAGGGGTAGATCGTGGCGTTTTATATCCCACAACCGGCCCTGGCGAGGCGTGGAATGGGCTGACCTCTGTCACTGAGTCACCATTGGAGTCTCAGGTAAAGTCTCGTTATATTGATGGGGTGAAGGTTTCAGCAAGTCAGCCTAAAGGCGAGTTTTCTGGGACGATAGAAGCTTTTACATATCCCAGTTCTTTCTACGCTGATGTCTTGCTTCAGAAAAGAGCGCCTCGATTCGGTTTTAGTTATCGCGTAATGATTGAGGACTCTTATGAAATCCACATCGTCTACAACGCGACAACATCTCCATCGAGACGTCAGTACCAACAGAGAGAAACCAGCGCGTTTAGTTGGAACTTCACTACAATTCCGATCGACGTTCCTGGAGCTAAGAAAGCAGCGCATTTGATTGTTTCCGCTTCGATCGCATATTCTTGGACCGTACAGGCAATCGAAGACATTCTTTACGGGACAGAAACAACTGACCCAAGACTTCCCACTCCTCAAGAGATTTGGGATGTTGTAGAGGAGAACTCCATCCTATTGGTCATAGATCATGGAGATGGAACCTTTACTATAACCGGTCCGGATGATGTAATTACGGATCTCGGTTCGAATACTTTCGAAGTGACTTGGCCTTCGGTCATTAATATCGACGCCGACACGTATCAGATCAGCTCTCTCTAGAAAGGAGGAGCCATGGCAACTGTACAAAGTATGAACCTAATTCGGTTGACGGCGTTAG